CGACGTCGGACCCGGCGCGACCTTCGGTCACAAGAGCGACGTGATTTCCGACAATATTGCGCATGACGCCGTCGAAATGCAAGCCCTCGTATGTGCCAGGCGTCATATCCGCCACATATCGGTAGCTTGCCGACAATTCTTGTTGCTCTTGCGTCTCGATGCCGTCGATGGCGGGTTGCGCCCACACTACCAGGCTGTTGCGTAAATACGGCGCGGCAAACTGCGCATCGGTCCCGAGCGAGCCAACCACCAAGTCGGGCATGTGCTCCTCCGCGCTGACCGGAACATGGCGCGAGAGCAGCGGGAGATTGTTGAACGTCGGCGCGGCTTTTGCGAGCTCATCCGGGTCGCGGAGCAAATGATACACCTTGGCAGGCTCTAGCCCGAGCTTGTCCGCGTCAGGAATCTCTCGCCCGTAGTAGGGCGAAACCATGGCTTTGGAGATGTTCGACACGCGAACGTGCAAGCGACCGTCGGCGTCGTAGCTTCGGGCAGACTTGTCGAACGCAAACCGCATGATCAGGCCGCCGGGGGCGTTTCTTCGGACGGCGGGGGAGGGGCGGTGAAACGGCCGTCGATTTCGGGGCCGCCAGCCGACGCCGGGTCCGTGCCGGCGACGATCTTTTCCATGGCCGCGCCGACTTCAGAAGCTCGCTGGCTCTTGCCCATGAACCCATGCGCAACAAACAGGTAGCCCACTTGTGCGCAAGCGGTGGCGACAGCGACAAGATCAGGCCCAGACAGGCTCTTGTCCTGCTTCACGGCGGCGTAGAGTGTTTCGAAGCTGTCGTTGATCATTTCGAGCGTCGGGCGGCCATAGGCCAGGCCCTCGATAAACGCGCTCTTGTGCGGTTCCGAGAGAACATTGCGCACGTCGGAAATGCCGTTAAGGGTCGCAAAACCGTCAGGGCTAACAGAGATGGTCACGGGGTTGTCTCCGGGTAATTCGAAACCTTGTCGGAAAGGTAGCGCAAAGCGCGCGGCCCGTCTATGAGATGAATTCCTCAAAGACTATTTCATAGCCCGACACTGTGACCGTGCCGTATCCCGCGCCCGGATTGTAATTCGCGCCGCCAAGCTGGAAATTATATTTTGCGTTCCCGGCGTGGCCGGCTAAGCCGGTGTCTGTCCAACTCATTTCGATAGTGAGCGGCCCATTGCCCGCCGGCCCGGAAGCGTAAAGCAAATTACGCGTCTGACTGAAGGCGCTTGATCCGCTTGGCGAGCCCGCCGCCCGCGAAAGGCTAGGGCCGAAATACATTCCGTTAGCTTGGTTCCACGTCATCGTGAGCGTCAACGTGATACGCATATTGCCGCCATGCGTGGCAATGGTGTTGAGGCCCTGCAACGCAACTTGGATTGGTCCCGAGGTATTTGTCCACGTCGCCGTGTTCGTCCCCGCGGTGGTCCACGTCGCCGCGCCTAGCCCGGAAAAATTCAGCGTAAAAGAAACGTTCGTATAATGCGCGCCGAAAGTATCCGTTCCGCCGATATTTTGCCCGAGCACAGTCCCTGAAACATAAAAGCCCGAAGACGAAACATTTGTCAGTATCGAGCTATATGCCGCGATTGCCGAGCTTAGGTTTGCGGCCGATGCGGTGTTGCTGTTACTTGCAACAAATTGGAACGCGCCCGGAGCACTCGAAACAGCGGTATATGTTTCAGAATATGACCCTACTGTGATCGTGAGCGTATCGCCAGGGGCCGTCGATACCCCGCCAGCGGCCCCCAATCGAATTTGAATGACGCCCTGAATGCAAACGCTGCCCGAGAGATAGGTTAGCTGCGTCGCCTTGTTGAGCGTCGCCAACGCGCCTTGATATTGGATTTGGCCAGCGATGTAGGGAATGACGTTGCCGCCCGTCAGCAGGGATTGCAGGATAGCGTTTTGAATCGCTTCGCCGCCCCCGAGTTGCGTGAGGTTGTAGGGGCGCGAGCCGACCAAGGTCCAACTTGCCGTTTGGCCAAGGTTCGCCCCGTCGGCAAGCTGGTTCGTGTTCGTGGGTGTCGCCACCACCCAATTGAAACCGTTCCAGAATTTGAAAAGCGCCGGGCTGTAGTTGGTGTCTAACCATTGGTCTTTGACCTGCGGGCTTGAAGGCGCGGTCGAACCCGTCGTGAAGTTTAGAATGGCTTGCGTGCCCTGGCGGCTGATATACGACGACAGGTAGGGGATCACGCTGCCGGATGTCAGGTTGCCTTGCAGGATAGCGTTTTGAATCGCTTCGCCGCCCCCGAGTTGCGTGAGGTTGTAGGGGCGCGAACCTATGAGACTCCATGTCGCCGTTTGGCCAAGGTTCGCCCCGTCGGCAAGCTGGTTCGTGTTCGTGGGTGTCGCCACCACCCAGGCAGACCCGTTCCAAAACCGAAAGAGCGCCGGGTTGTAATTGGTGTCTAACCATTGGTCTTTGACTTGCGGGCTTGAAGGCGGCGACGTGCTGACCGTGAAGTTGAGGACAGCTTGCGTGCCTTGGCCGCTAATATACGACGACAGGTAGGGGACAACGCTGCCGCCCGTCAGCAGGGATTGCAGGATCGCGTTTTGAATCGCTTCGGAGCCGGTCAGCGTCGTGAGATTGTTCGGCCGGGAGCTCACGGAATTCCAGAGCGCCGTTAGCCCGAGATTGGCCCCGTCGTGAAGTTGGGTCGTGTCGGTAGGCGTCGAAACGATCCACGTTGACCCGGTCCACGTTTTCGACAGAGGCGGGCTGTAATTGGTGTCTAACCATTGGTCACTGACTTGCGGCGATGACGGGGCCGAATTGCCGACGGTAAAATTGAGCGTCGCTTGCGTGCCCTGGCCGTTGACGTAAGACGCTATGTGGGGAACCACCGTTCCGCCAAGCAAGGCCGCTTGCAGGATCGTGTTTTGAATCGCTTCCGCGCCTGTCAGGGTCGTGAGGTTGCTCGGTCGAGAACCCACGGAGTTCCAGACAGCCGTTTGCCCGAGCGCCGCGCCGTCGGTGAGTTGGTTCGTGTTGTTCGGCGTCGCGCTGACCCAGGCCGACCCGTTCCATGTCTTGAACAAGGGCGGGCTGTAGTTGGTGTCTAGCCACTGGTCCTTGACTTGCGGGCTTGGAGGTGCGGACGTCCCCACCGTGAAGTTGAGGACGGCTTGCGTCCCCTGGCCGGTGATATACGACGAAACGTAGGGGACAACGCTGCCGCCAAGCAACGCATATTGCAGAATCGTGTTTTGGATTGCTTCGGAGCCGGTCAGCGTCGTGAGGTTGTTCGGCCGGGAGCTCACGGAATTCCAGAGCGCCGTTTGCCCAAGGTATGCGCCGTCGGTCAATTGGTTCGTGTTAGTGGGCGTGGCGATAACCCACGCCGCCCCGTTCCACACTTTCAAAACCGCCGGCGTGGTATTGGTGTCTAACCATTGGTCTTTGGTTTGCGGGGAAGTCGGCGCGCTAGTCCCGGCGGTGAAATTGAGCGTCGCTTGCGTGCCCTGGCCTTGGACTTGCGTCGAGATTTGGGGGATCACGCTTCCGCCAAGCAGGGCCGCTTGCAGGATGGCGTTTTGAATGACCTCCGATCCGGAGAGCGCGGAAAGGTTCGAAGGACGGCTTAGGACTGCCGCCCATTCGACCCCCGCCGCGAGCCCGAGCAGATATGCGAAGTTGGCGTCAAGGTGTTCCGCCGGTACCTGCTTGTCGCCCTGGTCGGCAAACGTATAGGGAATGCTCATTACGGATTTGCCGCCAGCCAGGTTTGAATGAACCCGGCAAGCCCTTGCGCAACCAACTGGTTGCCGCGCGAGGTCGGGTGAATATCCGGCCCGGAATTTGACGACGAACACGATTGGCCGACGTCCGCGGGGCCATTGTTCGCGGTCGTGCCGGAATAATATTCCACAACGCCCGTCGAGGGGGCTTGCGACAAAGCCGAAAACGAAACGGTGTTTGTGTTGTTAGTCAAGGTCACGTTGGTCTTCGTGTCGTAGCTGGTTCCGTTCCAGAATTTGAGAGTGAAGTTAGTGCCGGTCGTACCATACCAGTTAGCGGTGAGCGTTCCGCTAGTCGCGCCATTGCTAGGCGTGGGGCTAAAAGTGATCGTCCCGGAATAGGGAACGCAAGCTGCCCCGAGGCCGCCAAACAGGCCCAAAGCATACGGGTCATAGAACGGTATCGAGGGGAAAGCCGCCGCCACCGTTTGAAGGTCCGTGTCCAAAGCCGGGTAGTTGGTCACTTGGTTATGCTGGCGGATATATAGATTGCCTGTGAAGAAGACTTTAGCGTTGGGCCAAGTGCTTTTTACGAAGTTAAGCATTTCAGTGTAAGTCGCTTGGACTTGCGCATGACTGTATCCGAGGGCGACGGTGTCATTCACCGACCCTTGGACGACGATGATCGCCGGGCTAAAAGTAGGATACTGTAGCGCGAGAGACTTGGCGCGCTGAAGGAAATTACCTTTCCCGGTAGTGGACGACGATCCGGTGAATAGGGTCGCAACCAACCAAGGTGACCCGGTCAACGGTGTCGTCCAACTGACATTCGCGCTCCCGTTCGTAAATGTCGCCGAGACCGTCTCGCCAATCCCGTTCGGTTCGGCAAGAACAAGCGTGCAGTTTGTGCACGTTGAGCCGCCCCAAGTTGCCGACAGAACGCCGTGCGTCGAGTCTGTGAATGAGGCAAAAGCTACAAGAGTGCCGGTCGCAAGGGTCGTGACTTGATTCGTTGCCGCTTGAGTGAGGCCCCCGGTCCACGTAACTGCCGCTGACCCGTTCGTGACGCTAATTGTCCGCTGTTCACCAGTCGAGAACATCGCGAAAAGCGTCGCCGTCGAACCCGTCCAAACGGCATTGAGATTGCCGCCCACCGCATTCACCGCGAAAGGCGCTGTGAATTGCAACGGCGCGGCAAGCGAACCCGTGTTCATTACGCCCGTGCCAGGCTCTACCTCCTGCCAGCAATCTTTGATGCTTAGGACGTCGCAAAGCCGCGTGGCCCAGCCCTCAAACGCGCCGAAGCCAGTCTGACCATTCGTGTATGTGTAGGAAGTCCAAGCGCCATCGCAGTACGAGTCACAGAAAATTAGAGCCGACGGCGCGGCTTTCGGGGAAGCAAATATGCTGTCATTCGGCCCGTAACCGATGCCGCCAAAGGGTTGAGCGGTTCGAATGCGGATAAGATGCGTGCCGGGAGTTATGCCGCCGACGTTGACGTTGTAGTTATTTCCCGCCGTCGCCGTGTACCATTGCCCCGTTGCCGTCGCCGGGACATTGTCCACAAATATTTGGTAAACGTCTTGGCTGTATTGGCTGAAGGCGTCTTTATTAAAAAACGCGGCTTCGAAAGAGCAGCTTCCCGAAGCGTTGGCCGCGCAAGAATACATAAACTCGTAAGAAGCAGTGTAAACGCCCGCATTGAAAACTAAATTGTTTAATTGCCGAGCAAATGTGGCCGACCAACTAGCGTTATACTTATTTGCTGGAACAGGCGGAATGCCGTAATATGTAAAATACTTAGAGTTAATTGTGCTCGTTCCCGGCACAAACACTTGGGCAAACTGATTGCCGGCTCGTTGCGCGGCCGCCCCATTGTTGTAGCTCGCGCTGATCGTGATCGTCGGAGGCGACGCCATCACTGCCGGGCTTGCGTTCGCCTGGTTCAACGCCGTCGCGCGCGCCAAGGCTTGCGGGTAGATGATCGCCGGCGGCGTCGAGGGGGCGGGCGGCGGAATAGCCGGCGCGGTTGCGGCGAACGCCGGCGCGGCGATCAGGAGCGCGCAAAGCGCGGAAAGAAAACGGCGCATGTGTTAGGTTCCCGTCACTTCGAATTTGTCGGTTGTGTTTCCGCCGATGTACCAAAGCGCGGAAATGTTCCCGAGCGCATAGGCGATTGATTGGCCGGGAACGATGCAGTAGCTCCCGGACGTGAGCGTGATGGCGTTAGACCACCCGAAACAAATGCTCGCGGAATTGGTCGTGAAGGCCGTGATGATTGGCCCGGCGCTGAAAACCTGCGACGGCAATTGTTGCGCGCTGGCGGTCACGGTGAATTGGGCGCTGTAGCCCGTCGTCGGGAGCGCCCCTGAAGGCGTGAAAATCGCCAGGGAGCACGTCGCCGACGATCCGATGACGCATGGTGCGCCCGTGCCGCTGTCGTAGCCTATGAGGCTGTTAGGCGTGGTGGTTCCCCACACGCCAGCCCATTTGATTGACGGAGCGGTGAGCGCGGTTTGCGCTTCGGCGGTGAGGGCTGCGAAAGCCAGAGTGAGGGCGACAAGCGCCCACGTGACGAAATTGCGCATTGCGTGACCCTTGCCAACGTTCGGCCAGAGGGTAGCCCAAAAAGAAACGCCCCGCAACGAGTGCGGGGCGCAAGTGCGTCCGGGGAGGACAGGCAGAATTTAGGCGACAGGCGTTTCGGTGGTGAGCTCCGGGGCCGGTGACGGCTCGAATGGAGCCGGGTCGGGCGCGGGAGTGGCCGCGGGTTGCGTTTCGGCCAGGGCGGCGGCGATCTTGGCGGTTTCGGCGTCCGCCTTGTCGGCGAGCGCGTTCAGTTGAATTTGAATGTCCGGATCGGCGCTGTTCGAAGCGGCGGATTTCAATTCGGCCACGGTAGAAACGAGAAGGGCGATCAGCGAATCAGCGGCGGTGGTGAGCGCTGCAACGCTGGCGGACAGGCGATCAATGTCGAGCGACATGCGGTAAATTCTCCGGTTGATTATGAGAAGCAGCACGATAGCCAGAGCGGCGAGGGCGATGGTCACGGTGGCGCGTCTCCGAGGGGAAGTGCATCGTTATTCGTGCTTGACCGTCCCGTCAATCCGTGCAATTACTGCACGGTCAACAAACGGAGGCTTCGGGCGGAGGGGCGCAAATGACCGACGAACAATTTCAAATTCTCGAAACGTGGCTTTTGGCGGCGGCGGAAGCTTCGGCGCGCAAAAACCCCGACACGCTCAACAATTACGGGCTTCGACGTCTTGAAGCCCGCGCGGCGCTGGTCGATCCGAAGCCGAAGGCCGCGCCCAATTGGTCCGGGGCGTTGCTGGCCGCTCTGTCCATGCTGGTGGCCGACGATCTGTATTACGACGGGCCGAATATCGTCATCCGGTGCGAATCGCACGCCGACGCGATCCGGCGCGTTTATGACGCCCGGCGCGTAATTGAAAAGGCGACCCAATGACCGGCGCGGAGTATCGGGCGCACCTGGCCGCCCTCGATCTGTCCATTGTCGGCGCGGCTCGCGTCCTTGGCGTCAGTGAGCGCACGGGGCGGACCTTCGCCAGCAAAGGCCCAAGCCCGCCGGCCGCCGTGGCGATCCGGGCCATTCTCAACATGGAGCCCGATCCGCGGCGCGACTTCCTAGCTACTCTTCGAAGCCCGGAATGATCGGAACGGACACGCATCGGCAATTTTTAGCCTGTGCAAACGCATCGCCTACGGTATAGTATCCGTCTTGCGTTTCCATGGTGAAAACATGCCCCGAATAATCCGAGATGACCTTATTGACCACGCTGCGAAATTGATAGCGGACGGCGTCAAACTCCAGGACGCGGCAACCGCTGTTGGCTGCAATGTGGACGAATTGAGCAAAAAGCTCAAAGCGCAAAACGTCGCCATCGAGCGGCGGACCAATTGGGACGAACTTGGCGACGCCATCGTGCAGATGTATGCGGAAGGCTTGGGGACGACAGCTATTGCCGCCGCCTTGGGCTTTCCGCGACATGCTGCGTCCAGCATTCGCAATGTTCTCATCCGTCGCGGCGTCATGCGTGATCGCAGCGGCGGAAACGTCCATCGGTTTGCGCGTGCCAGCGACGACGAAAGGCGAAAGATCGTAGCCCCCGCGCGTCGTCGGCGCGTTCGAAACATGGCCGAAGCGGCCCTCAAAGGCGTCGATTACCACGGGGTCGGTTTTGCCGAACATGAAGTTGCGGAGATTTTGCGCGGCGGAGGTTTGCCCATCGATACGCAAGTCATCGTCGATAATAATTACTTCATCGACGTGGTTTTGTGGCCGCTCGCCATAGAAGTTAAATCGGCTCGCGTCTCTGCGAACATCTCCAAACACACTCGCGCACGTTACGAAAAGCTCGCCAAATGTGGTTATTCTTTGGTTTTCGTTGTGGCCAATCACGTCCCCACCTTGTTGCGCCACGCAAACGACTTGATCGCCGCAATCAAGCTCGCCCATAGCGACCCACCCCCGCGCGGTGAGTATTGGGTGATTCAATGTTCCCTTGATCGAACAGCCGCCAAGGTCAACGTCGATCATTTTTCCATCGAAAGGCGTTTTCCAGATTTTCCGGGGCAAATCTTTTAGCGTCACAAGGGTTTCCGGCGGAAAGCAATTGATTTCGACGCCGGGCCATGTCCATTTGCCCTCTAGATACGCCCCGGTCGCGACGTCGTAGGTTTTCCCCGAGAAAGCTACGTGTTCCGGCCGGGGCGTTTTGCCGCCCGCACTGTGCAACCATTTGGCCTTGGTGATTCCAAGCTCCTGTTGCCGCGTGCGCGTGAGGACCGCCGTCGCCTTGTTGTTCTGGTCGCGCGCGATGAAAGCGGCCCGGCGCTTCGTGACCCCGTAATGGCCCTGGAGCTCTTTCGTCAACGTCCCAAGGTCGCGGCCCGTCTGCACGGAGCGCATGACCGATCCTTCGACCTGCGTCAGATAGTTGCGGGGGATCGACCGGATCAGCGCGACATTCTCGCCGATGATCGCTTGCAATGCGTCGTTTTGCGCGGCCGTCGCCTTGAATTTCACGGTGAAGCCGGCCCGGCGCAATGAGGACCGGAAAGCCGCATCGGAACGCTCGCTTACGTCCGTCGCGAAGTAGCGCGCCAATTCCGGCGCCAGGGCGTCAAAGCGTCGCAGCCAGCGGCGTCCGAGCCGTCGCAGGGCTGCACGTAGCATCATGGCGGGAGAGGCGTCAGCGGCCATTTCTGGCGGATTGGCGCGGTATGTTGCTGACAGCCAATAGTCCACGCTGTTGTGCATCTCCGCAATCAGCTTATCGAGCCGCTTTTGATATGCGATCCGAAGCCCGACGTTGGGGCGGACGGGACTAGTAGTTTTCGGGGACGCGGTCCGCATCCGTCAGCCCTTCCCCGTGCTTGGCGTTCGAGCGCTCAATGGTCTTTGACAGTTTTTCGGTCTTTCGCGGCGGAGCTTTGGGCTCTTCGGCATGATACGCCGACCCGTGCGGATAGGACACGCTTCCGATATTGAAGGTCTTTTTCGCGTGCGAAACCCCCGTGATCTTACCAAAATGCGGTTTTGACCCGCCAAAACTTGCGCGCACATAGTCGCCGCGTTGGAAATGGTGTTTCTCGAATTCGCCTGTGTTCGAATTCATCCGCTCGACGGAAAACTTGCCGTCTTCATCCCGAGGCTGATCGTCGCCGTCCATAGCCGGATCGCCGTTATCGTCTAATTCGATACCGTCATCCGGCGGTTCGGGCATGACAGACAGGTCGAGCCCTCGATACACGCTGTCGCCGTCCTTGGCGATCCTGGCGCGCACTTCCTCGGGGGAGATCACGCCGGCGTCGATATAGACCTGATCGGTGTCAGCCTGGGTCTTGCGGACGTTCGCCTCTAGCGCCTCGTCCGTCTCCCCGAGCGGCACGAATTTGAAGCCGATGTCGGGATCAACCTCGCCGAACAAATGAAGCTGCATGACGTCCAAGATATATTCGAGATTGTCCCGGAACAGGTGTTCCTGTTGCGCGGCGACCCAATCATGCCAGACGGTCAATTCCCCCTCGCTGGTGGCGTTGAGGCCCGAGGGCGTGATGCCCGTATAGATCACCAAGGGAATGCCGTTCACGCTGCACACTTGCTCTTGCGCTTGGGCTTGCAGATGGTCGAGCGTCCCGAGTGGCGTCGATACGTCGATGAATTCCTCTGTCTCTTTGTCGAGAAGCATCAGCCCTTTGTTGTCGCGCGCATTGTTGAACAGGGCCGCGCGCTTGAACAGGCTGTCGGCCGATCCGCCGGAAAGGACGCTATCCATGTTGGTGGCGAGGATCGATTTCGAGAAACTATGGATCGTGTCGCCCACGCTCCGCTGCGTCCGAAGCCAATTGTTGACATAGTCCATGGCCATTTGCGTCAGCGACAGACCGCCGAACATATAGGACGGCTTCAGCAGGTCGGGAACCTCGCGACCCACGAATGTCAGCAAGCGCGAGACGTGGACCTTCCTCGCCATGACAAACCAGGCGTCGGGCTTGTAGTAGGCGGGTGAGAGCGGATCGCTGCTGTTGTATGTCGCCGGGTAGGTCCAGAGCGGTTCGACGATCCGAAGACCCTTGAGCGAGCCGACGGAAATTTTGCTCTTGCGGCGCACTAGGATGGTTTCGAGCTCGCCTTGGGCGTCCCGGTTGCCGACGTCGATGAACAGGTGACAGCGCCCGAAATACCCGTCGAGCTCCGCGGCTTTCTGAAAGAGCTTCTGCACCTTAAAAGCTTTGAAGCCCTCTTCGAGCTTCGCGATCCGATCCGCCTTATCCTTGTCCCCGGTCGTCGTGAATTCGATCCACTTGCGAGTCATTTCCTTCGCGACCACCTCCGCCGCGCGCCGATATTCCGGGCGCTGCGACAATTCAGCGAGGTAGGGATAGCCGAGGAACGATATGCCCGTGTCATAGAACGCGCCCGAGCCCCATGCGTTAAGGCCGCCGATGTCGTCCATGGCCACCGTGACGGGCTGCGGCCTGAAGTCTGGCGGCACGGTTCCAGGCGTCGGGGCGGCGGGCTCAAGGATCGAGCGCCATTCGTCTAGGGTTCGCTCCGGGACGCGCGAGAGCGCTTCGGCTTCGTGCGAGACCTTAAGCGCTGGCCGGGACGCGGGGGCCGTGGTCACGGCTTCGGGGGCCGTTCCGCCCATGAGCCAGTTGCGAAGCCATGTTCTCATTTCAACGCGTCATCCGCTATTTGCATCGGGGATCGGCCCACACTGTATGCGATGTTGACTGCGTCCGCTAGATTAGGGCTTCGCGTGCCATCGGGAACTTTGTCGATGACGATCCGGCCCGCGGTGTCGCGGTCCCATGTCGGTTGAGAGAGCTCCCCCTTGAGGCGCGACAAAAGCGGAAGGGTCGGGCTGATCGAGATTATCTCGTCGGGCTCCCACCCGGCCACGCCGTTGACGGCGCGATAAGTCGCCCGGAACCGACGGCGCAAATTCCACCAGTCTTGCGCCTTGCGATTCTTGAAAAAATCCTCGTTGAAGCGGCCAGGCTCATCTTGCGCGCGGGGGCGATAAACGCCCGCACTCCCGCGGTAAGGCATGAAGTGCAAGCCCGCCCGGCCCGTCTCGACGCGCCGTTCGTTGATCACCCTGGCGTCGCTCCGCACGCTCGCGCCCACGCCGTCCGCGTCGAACCGGGTTTCCTCGACGCCCATCGCTTCATGCGTCTCCGCGACGCGCTGAGTGCTGCCCAGCGTATCGGAGCCTTTGCCGCTCCATTCGTCCAGATGCAGGAGCTCAACGCCCTGGCGCACCGCATAGGCGCACATATCCCGGCCCTCGTCCGCCACGTCGAAGCCGCCCACGAAGCGCCCCGCCGGCGCGATGCCTAGCTTGGCGTGCGCGTCGATGGCCGCTTCGACCCACGCGCTTGGGATCAAGACGCCCTCGACGGACGCGCTATAGTCCCGGTCCACCTCTTGGGCCAGCACGACGGGATCGAGCGTCTCTTTCTGGCGGTCATACCATTCTTGGGTTTTGCGGGGATCGTCGCGCCAATCGAAAATAAAGACGCGATGTTTGCCGCTATGGCGGTTTTCCGCGAAAGGATTGGCCCGGCCGTTCACCGACGATATGTCGATACGGCAATTGGTCGTCATCGAGAGCGACGCTTCGACCAGTTGCGGCCGCTCGAAAAACGCAAATTCGTCCACGAAATAGATTGATGCCCGGTCGCCTCGCCCCACGCCGTCGCCGGCTTCCCCCGTGATGTAACTGCCCGTCTCCCGGAAATTCATGCGCATATGGGGCGCGTCGGCTTTCAGGTCGAAACCGCCGTTGAATTCGATGGGCAACAGGCGTCGAAACATTCGCAGTTTCCAGAAGAGGCTTTTCGGGCTGTCGAGCTTATCGACATACTCTTCCTTGCGTGACCCGTAGCCGATATTCAGCCCGTCATTGAACAGGCAGAGCGTGCAGCCCGTGGCGACGGCCAGCCAGGAAAGCCCGCAATCCCGACTCTTCTCGCTTATGCCCCGTTCGCGATGTTTCCAAAGGTAAATCGTCTCTTCGACCCATTCCCGCTGCTTGTCGAACAAGAGAAAGGGGATCGTCGCAGGCAATCCGATCTCGGGGTTGCGGGGGTCGAACGTCATGCCCCAATCGTTGATGAAGTCCGCGGGATGGTCACGGTAGTAGCGCTTCAGCGCGTCAACGCGCGACTTGTCGGCCCGGAGCCAGGCCAGCCGGTCGGCCCGTTCCTGAAAGATCGGCACATAGTCGGGATTTAGCCAATCGAAGGTCATTCGTCGGCGTGAGGCTCGCCGGTCACTTCCTCGCGCTCGGTCGCGTCGGCGATGCGCTTCAGGCTCACCGCGATAGACGAAAGCAACCCAATTTCCGGAGAATGCATTCGGATCACGTCAAACGTGCCGGGCTCGAATTTGGTTTCGTCCATGTTCGCGCTCATGCCTTGCCCTCCGTTTTACCCAAAAGCGTTTCAATGCAGGCGGCGTTGCCGATTTCGATATTCTTCTCCACCAGACGCATACAGGCTTCGGACGTGTGTTTCGTCTGGTCTTGAAGAGCGATCAGGTTGCCCACTAGCTGAGCCGTAATTGCCAGCATTTCCGGCGGGCTTAAATGCGAGTGTTTGCCCAACGCGGTTTTGAGATCGTCCATAAGCGCTCGATGCGCGGCTGTCGTGTCTACCTTCATGCCCTGCCCCCTAACGCCATCATCGTATCGTTGTCGCGGAAAGCCCGAATGTTGCTTTTGAGCCTGTTGCCCATTGCGTCAACGGTCTGGCGCAAGCCGCGCTCTGTTTCGACGCTGGCCCCTTGGCTGGTGAAAAATGCCGCGACGTCGAGACATGCCGCTCCGATCTCTGCGGTCTGCATGAAGCGCACGGGTTCGCCATTAATCTCGGTTTCGCTGGTGTCCGCAATGGCCCGCATGATCGCCAGGCGCATCCGTTCGTAATAGGCTTGGTCGAAGCTCATTCAAAAATGTCCAATTTGGTGTAGGCGTCCGAAAGGTTCTGATCGTTGATCCGGACGGGGTGAGACGGCCAGCCGATGGAGACGAAGTAAGCGCGGAGAGCGTCGAGCGCGTCTTGCATGGCGGTGGTGAGCTCTTCGAGCTCGCTGGTTTGCGCGTCGATCTGGTGTTCGAGGCACGCATAGTCGTTCGTCATTTTGACCACATTGTCGCGGTTGACGCACGCGCATTCCCCCATGCCGGGGTTGTCGGCGAGCCAGCGCGACCCGGTGCAATATTCGCATTCGATCATGGCGCGACCCTCGCGGCGATCTGACGCATCAGGTTGGCGACGCGGGTCGTGTCCGGGCCGGGGACAAGATAGTCCCCAAAGGCGACCTTATCGAACGGTGCCCAATCCTCTTCGGGAATTTCCGTCTCCCACGCCTTGAACGTTTCGAGCGCCGGCGCAAGCGTGTGAATGCCGCGCGGCGGGAAAACCGAATTGACGTGCAGACCCGAGCCGATATGCCAGGCCGAATATCCGTCGTCCGACTTGCGTGCTTTTCCCACGGCGAAGCGTGACCCTTCGCGCCAAACGTAGGCGACCTCGGGAGTGATCGAGTGCGAGCCAGCGCGACGGGCGCGCACCTTGATCTTGATGGTGACCGGAATGCGTTTCATATCGTCGCCCTCTTGTTGACCGGCGCACCTTGCCGCAACAATGACGGGGCCGTCAATACAAAACGCCCCCGCATCGGGGCGATGATGCGAGGGCGTTAAGGTCAACAAGGCTCCTGGCGAACGCGTAGCCCGGAAAGACTAGCTTGCGGCGATCTCTTGCGCAAGCGCGTCGTTGCGTGACTGCAAATGTGCAGCAAGATCGCGAATGACGGCCAGGTCGTGCGTTGCGATGGCGGTCGCTGCGTCCGCGCTGTCCAGACTGGTCAACAGCGCCGTTCCGATAGATGCGAGCTCATCGGCGATCTTGACCGACGACACGCCGGCGAGCGGGGCGAGAGCGTCCAGCAGGGCGACGCCCGTTTGAAGCGCCTGGATGGCTTGCGCGGCCGTCACTTGGATAGCTCCGCGATCTGCGACAGAAGCGACGCCAGGGCCGCCGCCTTGGTCGCCACCGTCGGACTGTCCCCCACTGCTTCCGCGGCGCGTGCGGCCAGAACGGTTTGATACGCTTGGGTCAGAAGTTGCCGGCATTGGTCTTTCCTCGTTCCGGTGAGCGCCCCGTTCTTGACGGCGGCCAGATAGCTGGTCGCCGCGGTGTTGTAGGTGAGCTCGTAAGCATATTCGGCCCGCGCGATGGTCACGGTGGTTGGCTCCGTGGCGCATGACGCGAGCGCCCCGCACATGGCGAGGGCGACTAGCATCCGTTTCATGTTGACGATCCTATCGATGATAGAAGCTATGGTCATAGATGACCGCGTCGAGCTTGTCCGCGCTGGCCCACGCTGGCAAGGGGTGAACCACCTTCGGATTGAGATAATTGACCGTCTCGTCAGTGAGGGACGCATAGCCCGGCTCGTTGGTGACGAAGGACGCTTCGCCAAGCGCCTGGCGTGCGGCTAGGAGGCAGTCCATCCAGTTGCCCGGAGACTTGGCGTAGTTGGTCGCCTTGGACGCCAGGCGAGCCGCTGCGGCGTCGTGCGTGAAAATGACCCGGCCATAATGGCCATTTGTGAAGTCGCACCACAGGCCCGAGAATTGCATGGGTTGAAGGATCGTCCCCATGATCGTGCCGTCGCTCATGAAGTGAAGGCGCGTCCGGTTCTGGATCACGCGCCCGACAGCTACTTTGCCGACGTGGGGCTGATTGCTCGCCTCGTCCGCAATGACGGCGGCAAGGGCCGTCTCATTGTCCATTGGTGATCTTGCCGGGCGGTTCGCAATGAATCGCCTGAAGAAGCGCAAGGTGCGCGTGACCTTTTTGGAGCCAGGACCATGCGAGCCCGGAAAGCCCAAGCGTCAGGGCCAGCCCGAGTTGGATAAACTCGCCGGTCTGATCCTTGGTCAACAGCCCGTTTGACGCAAGGAAGCCCGCGACGGTAGTAAGCCCGTGGCGAGCGACAGCGCCCAAAATTTGTTCGACGATGTCCGGGACAGGGGGCGGCGACGGTGGCGTGAAGTCGGTCATTTCGAATGCCCCAAAGCGACGCCGACGGCCAGGACGCCAGCGCCGGCGGCGAGTTGCAGAAGAAACTTGACGCTCTCGCCAGCGAGCCAGCGACCGGGCTTGCGTTCGGTTTCGAGCACGGCGATGCGCCCCCGAATGTCGTCAACGTGCCGTCCCATCTCGTCCAGCCGGTCGCGCACGTCCTCGATCTGCTTAGCGTGATCCTGACCGTCAATGCGCGCAAGTTTGATCTTGGCTTCAGTGATGTCCGCCCGAACAACACGAAGCTCGCCGGCCATTTCTCGAAGCAATTCGAGGGCCGCGTCATTCGCCCGAACAGATGGCACGTCAGACACGTCGATACCCCCCACAACCTTCAAGTGCCCCGAATATGGAGTATTTTCTTGCGAGTTGCAAAGGGCGTCGATGCGAGGCGTGGCGGCGTTCATGGGGCGACAGGTCCAGCGCAAAAGGGTCGGGATATACGCACACAAGCCCGCACTTGCGTCAAGCCCGCCCCGTGGCCATTTCGCGGTAGATGCGTTCGGCTTCGGCCGGATCGTTAGCCGGCAACGTCACCTGGCGCGACACGACGTCGAGCACGCCCGAGACAGACAGCTTGCCGTCCTTCAGCCCCCGAATTTGGCAATACAGGTCGAGCGCCTTTAGCTGGTCGTGCGTCTGGACCTCGATGCCGTGTTGCGTCTGCTTGACGCCGGCAAAGAGCGCGCGGCCCTGCGGCGACAATCCATCCGTCGGCGCAAGGTGCGTGCGGGGCTGACCCTCGCCGCCACATTCCGGGCAATCCTCGTTTGGCTCCCGATGCGCCTCGAAACCGAAGCCGCCGCCAAAATCGGGAAGCGGCACGGAGAGGCGTTCGGCTTCATCGCAGCGCTGAATAAATTCACGCTCGCGCCACTGGAATTTATGATCCTCACCCCAGCAGTATCGGCAACAGCCGACGCGCACCGCGGTGAGCTCCGCCGGATCGGCAAAGATGCGCTGTTCCAGAAAATTGCAGATGCGGGCGAACGGGACGTCAGGCGAAAACTCGATAGCCGCGGCTTGAACCAATTCCTCGACCCGAGCTTTGATGTCCGGATCGTTTAACAGCTTGCGCGCCTGGTTCTGAATCGACGCGGATTTCGTGCCGGGGGTCACGCGGTAGGCATAGCGATAGGCCCCGCTCAAATTCTGATTGGCGGCGTAGTGCTGCGCAAATTTCTCACGGGCATGTGTCAGGGCCATGGCTTGACAATAGCCCTCAAAGGGGTCACGGTCAAATACAACCCTGAATCATGTTTGCCACAATTGCCCGAACGATTCATACGGGCCACGTCAGAATCGATACGGGAATCGATACGGGGTAAAATACGGGGAAACGTTATTCCACAAGGCTTTGCGAGAAAATACAACCTGATTCCGTCAGGGTGTATCTCACGGGCGGGTGTATGTGCGCACACGCGCGCACGCACGCCTGCATGTGCCTGTGTAATTCTGACGGTCGAGCCATTTTGAGGGGCCGCAAACCCTTATGCGGCAACGTTTCCCCGTATAATACCCCTGACGATTCATACGGGGAAAATATACGCATATCACATTGAAAACATTGAACAATAAAAATCCCCGTATGGTTGGCCATACGGGGAGATACGGGGATTATATTTTCATCAACCAATTCAATAGCTTACGAATTATAGATAATCGTTTCGGCCCTTCCATAATTTCGTCGCGCCAAATTCGGTATTCCGAGCGATATTCCATAATTATAGCTCCCTTGCTGTAATTTCCCCATAATTATAGATTGAGATTGACGGCACGGTCAACCGTGTTCGCCTTCGTGTATGCGTCCTCGACAGCCTTCGCCCCTTGGAGATTTAGCGCCAGATGGCCGGTTTTGATGTAGAGCCGCGGCTTGGCGTTGTCGGGCATGACGGGCCGGATTGTGCGGCCCTGGTCGAGCGCCGGATGCCAATCGTATCCGAGGCGCTGCATCATCTCGCGGCGTTTGTTGCGCGGCACAGGCGCGCGGATCACGTCCATGAGCGTGTCTAGATAGCGTGACGATACCCATCCGCCACAGAAGCCCGGCCGGCCCTCCCCTATGGCTTCCAGCACCTCTTGCTCTGCACGCCCGAGGGAAGCTTCTACGGCGGCGCGCGTGCTGCTGGTGGCCGGCGCACGGGCCGCGCCCTTGGCGGGGTTCAGAGCGTCATCCATCGCGAAGTGTCGTAGGAAATGGGCGATCATGTGCGCCCCTGGCGTTAGCCCGTGATAGGCCCCATGCCCGCGAAACCAGTCATAGAGATCGGGGAAATAATTGCCGTCCATCCGCCAATGGAGAATATCGCTCGACATTTGTTGCGCGGTGAAAAAGACCGCATAGCGTCGCTCATCATCATCGACCGGGACGCCGTCGCGGAAATTGGTGCAGATGAATCCATTGCATCGGTTGTCGGTGGTCTTCTGATCGACGCCCTTGCGCTCGATGGCCAGCATTTCGTTTGTGATTAGCGGTTTCATCTCTTCCATGAATTCCCGCCGATGTGACAGGGCGACTTCCTCGAAAATCAGGAGCGTGTGACGCTCGACCCACGAATTGAACTTCATGCCGTCTTTGGCGAGCGCGGCCACGTTGGGGACGTGAGTATAGACCGGGCCGTGGATGTGTCGCAGAGCTCTCGCCCAGAAGGTCTTACCGTTGCCCTTGGTGCCTTGCAGCACGGGCCACCATTGCGCTTTGTGCCCTATGTTCTGAGCGCAATACGCCAGGTAATTGGTCAGGATCGCGCGATCTCTAGGGTCAGGCAGTTGGCGAGCCATGAGCCCGTCAGGCCCAAAGATGCGCGAGACATCGCCCTCTGCCGTCTCGTATTCATGCGGGCTGTAGGTATTGACCAG